CAAAGCGAGCTGGAAAAGAAGACCTCCCAGGACAAGGCCGAAGGGATCGCCGTCGCCACCGCCAACAAGGCCGTAGCCCAAAAGCTCCGGACCGTTACGGCCAAGGCGCCGGTAATCCGCGATGACACCCGTAGCGACGAAACGGACATCCGTGTCCGCACCGCGGCCATCACGCCGGCCAGTCTCGACGAAGAGCGCCGCACCGTACGTGCCACGCTGGGAACCGACGCGCTCTGCATCTCGATCGACGTCCGCACGGGCCGCCCCGTGCTGGAAGTCTATTTGATGGACGGCATGGAGCCCGTCGACCAGGTCCCGCTGTGCGACACGCACAAACGCGACTCGATCGACCGCGTGAAGGGCAGCGTGCGAGAGATCGCCGTCAACGGCGGCCAGTTCGAAGGCACGCTGTGCATTGACGAGACCGAGACCCAGGCCTGGTCCAAGGTCAAGAACCGCCACGTAACCGACGTTTCCGCCGGTTTCCAGCCCATCGCTACGCAGGTCATCAAGGCCGGCGAGACGGCCACCGTCAACGGCCGCAAGTTCACTGCCCCCGCCGATCGCGACTTGGAAGTGCATGCCAAATGGCGGTTGCGAGAAGTTTCCCTAACACCCATCGGCTCGGACAAGCGAGCCAAAATCCGCACCCTAACCGAGGATCGAACAATGAACGAACTGATTCGCGCGTGGCTCGAAGCCAATTTCGCCGAACAAGTCACCGCCGCCACCACGCCCGAGGAGGCGCAGACCTTCTGGGATGGCCTGGCCGAAGCCGACCGCAAACGGGCGGAAGAGGCCTGTCGCAAGGAAGACGACGAGGATGAAGACGAGGACGAAGACGAGGACGAAGACGAGGAAGAGAAGCCGGCCAAGAAGCGGAGCAAGACCCGCAGCGACAAGAAGCGCTCGGCCGAGGACGACGATCGCATCCGCGAAGAGGCCGTCGCCAAGGAACTGCACCGCCAAGAGCGGATCCGCAGCCTGGGCGAAGGGCTCGATGAGGGCCTGATCGGTCGCGCCATCAAAGAGCGCTGGACCATCGGCCGCGCCAAGGGCGTCTTCTTGACCGCACTCCGCGACGGCCGCAGCCGGTCCGTAGGCGGCGGCGGCAACGTCTCCGAAGAGCAGGAACACGCCTTCGGCATCCAGGTCCGGGGCAAGGAGAAGGATTGCACGGTCGAGACTCTCGCCGCGGCACTCTTGACCCGTAGCTGGCACGGCGCCGCCGATCCCTGCGATATCCTGGGTGGCTACCAGGCCACCGGCGTCGTCAAGGAGAAGTGGGACGACGGCAAGGAGCGGAGCGGAGCGGCCCTGAAGGTTCGCGCCGACGTGACCCGCATGATCGAGGGCCACAGCCGCCAGGCGTCCCCCGATCGCCGCAAGGTCAACGAGCGGCTCCTGGAGCAGGGCGACCGCTACCGCGGCATGGCCCTCATGGACCTGGTCGACGAGTGCAACCGGATCGAGGGACGCGAGCGCACGAGCTACGATCCCGAGGAACGCGTTCGCGCCGCCATGTCCGGCAGCGCCCTGGCCGCGATCTTCACGCAGAACGTGAGCGCCATGTTCCTGGGCGGCTACATCGACGCCGCCGACAGCACGATGGGCTGGGTGCAGGAATCGGACGTGCCGAACTTCCTCAGCAACGAACGGGCCATCTTCGGGAAGATGGGCCAGATGGAGCGGCTCGGCAAAGGCGGAACGGCCGCGGACCTGGACACCAGCGACTGGAACGAAACGTTCAAGATCAGCCGCTACGCCGGCAAGTTCGTGGTGGACGAGCAAGACTTCTACAACGACCGCTTCGGCGCGCTCGAGCAGATGAGCCCGCAGGACATGGGTTTGAGCGCCCGCCAGATCCGGCCCAACCTGATCTACGCCACGCTGCTCAGCAACCCGACGCTCAACCAGGACGGCCTGGCCTTGTTCCACGTCAACCACGGCAACATCATCACCGGGGCCCTGACAGACTTCGGCGCCACGACTCCCACCGCCAACGCCGGTCCCATCCAGGACGCGACCAGCGCGATGGGGAAGCAGCGGCTCCGCAACCGGGTGCTGAACCTGGCCCCGCGGTTCATCATCGCCGGCATCGACCTCAGCCGGGCCCTGAACTTCCTGTACGCTCCGTCCAACACCGCCCAAAAGGTGATCGTGTCGGCCGCCGGCTACAGCTACAACCCGACCGTGCCGGAGCTTGAGAGCATCAATCTCAAGTACGACAGCCGGTTGGATCCGCTGGGCGTTTACAACAACTACGACAAGAAGACCTATTACCCGTACACGACCACGGGGGCAACCACCGGTCGCTCGGGGATGGCGATTCTTGCCGCGCGGCCTGGGGAGCAGGGCGCCAAGACGATCGAAGTGGGCTATCTCCGCGGCATGGGCCGCGCGCCCCGGATCCGCTCGGCCATCCTCCGGGAAGGCTCGGGCCAGTTCGGCATCGCCTGGGACGCCAGCATGGACATCGGCGTCTGCCCGCTGGACTTCCGCGGCTTCCAACTGCTCACCGGCGGCGGCTCGCAACTGGCCGCGACCGGACCGGCGCAGAGCTGATCACCGGACAGGGGACGGGAAACGCAAGTTCCCCGTCCCTGAGTCCTTGACCCTTCACCACCCACACCAAAAGCCAAGAGAGTTCAAAAATGACTGCTTACGCTCAATACACCGCGCAAGCCCTGCACCGCTACCCGTTCGGTGAGATTCACCAGGTGGCCACGCAAGTGGACAACGGCGGCGACGTGATTCAGACCGCCGACGGCCGGATCGCCATCATCCAGGGAGTCGGCGGCGGAAACGACGCCGTCGCCGTGGGCGACATGGAGACGCTCCGGACGACCGGCGTTTACCAGTTCCCCTGCGGCTCGGCCGTGACCCTCGCCAACGGCGCCAAGGCGTACTGGGACCCCGTGGCCCTCACGATGGTCACCACCGCCGGCAACGCCAACGGCTCGTACTACGCCGGCGTGACGACGATGCAGAAGGTCGCCGGCGTGCTCAGCGTGCTGGTCGATATCAACGTGCCCAGCGTGCAGAACGCCGCGGCCACGTTGGACGCCACCGCCTCGATCACCGCCACCGGTACCACGGTCGGGACCGCTGCCCCGTTGACCTCGAAGCTCAACTTCGTCAACAACGGGACCGCCACCACGGGCATCGCCGTCAGTTTGCCGGCGCCGGTCGCCGGCCTGGTCATCACCGTGGTCAACAGTTGGAGCGCGAGCATTAACGTGTTCGCCAGCACAACCGCGATCAAGATCGACAACAGCGCCAACACGGCCGTCGCCGTCGCCTCGATGGGGACGTCCGTGTTCCGCTCGGACGGCACCGCCTGGTACAGCCAGACGGCCACCGCGTAAGGAATCACCGAGCGGGGAGCGGGGCAGGAGCCAGACTCCCCCCCGTTCCCCGCCTCGGTTCCGGGTTATTTCAGGTGAAATAAATGGCCATCAGCTACTTCGATTCCGTGATTGAAAGCACTTCCGCAATTGCGGATGCGGTTTTCAGCAAGAGGTTCGTGGTCCGCTGGAACGGCCAGCGCTGCCCGATCACGGCGATCCTCAGCGCGCACCCGATCCTGACCGATCCCGGCGACAACGCCGAGAGCACAAGCACCCACAGCCACAACTTCGAGATCAACGCCGCGGGCCTGATGTTCGGCGGTCAAGTTGTCGAGCCCCAGGCCGGCATGGAGATCGAGGAGGAAATGGCGGACGGCAGCGTCAACCTGTACGAGGTCCGGCCGCGAGACAAGGCCCGGGCCTTTGACCCGTTGGACGCGGAAGCGACCAGGCTGCTGGTCTACGCCGTTTATTTTTTGAACGAAACCGTATGACCGAGCCCATCCTCCAAGACACGCTGATCCAGATCGCAGACGCGATGACGCGCGAACTGAACTGGGTGCAGACGCAACTGCCAACCGCCTTCAGCCGGCGGTTCCAGGCGGAACGCGTCTACGACTATACGCGCGACTTGGAGGACACGGTCGATCTGCGGGTGGACGTCGTCGCCGAAAAGCAAGAGGACGAACCGTTCACCCGGCAAGCCTGGCGGGGGACGGGCATCGTCTCCGTCGCGGTCCGCGAAAAGATCCGCGTCGAGGACATCGCCCGCGTAGACGCCTTGACCTACTTCACCGGCCAACTGCGGGACTTCTGGACGGCGCCGGTCAGACGGCTGCTGTACTTCCCCGCGGCCGCCCCGGTGAAGCGCCTGATTGTTTACCCCTACCTGCAGAAATTGCTGCGCGGCAAGGGCCAATTCGTATCCGTCTTGCAACTGACCTTCAACCTGGTGAGTCAATGATCGGATTCCGGCCCGGCAAATACATCGACGAAGGGGCGGCAGTCGCCAAGAAGGTCCGCAAGGCCGGCTGGGACGCCCTGCGCCGGCTGGGCTTCTTGATCCGTCAGAAGGCCCAAGGCTCGATCGAGGTCAGCGACACGCCGTCGCTGCCGGGAGACCCGCCGCACACCAAGCAGAAGCGGCTGCCCAAATCGATCCTGTACGCTACCGAGGACAGCGGCACGCCCAGCGTCGTCGCCGGCCCGGCCAAGAACCTCGCCGGCATGTTGGGCCATGCGATGGAATGCGGGGGCGAGTCGCTCGTGTCCGCCAGCACGCCCCACCGATCACCCGTCGACCTGGCCGCCCGTCCCTTCATGGAACCGGCCCTGGCTGCCGAAGTCGGGGAGCTTCCCGGCCTATTGGCCGACAAACTGAACCACATTTAACCGGAGACCGCTATGAGCGCCAACACAACCGTAAAACTTTCCCTCGTCGATGCGATTTTCCGCTGCAGCAACGCCGGCGTCGCCGCCCTCAGCGGCAACACGACGGGCACGCTCGATAAGAGCGTGGCCGACGTCTCGCTCAAGGTCACGCCGGGGGAAGCCAAGGCCAACACCCGCAACAGCCGCCACGAACTGGCCCTGCCGTCGATGTTCGTCGACGAGATCGAGGTCAGCATCCCCAGCGACTCGGCCAGCAACGCCATGACCCAGCTTATCACCGCCTGCATCAACGCCCAGCCCATTTCCTGCTACGTCAGCGACGGCGTCGGCATGACCGGCCTGGCCGCGGTCTTCGGCGTGTTCGGGTGGGACGACACGGAGACGCTCAACGAGGTCCCCGTCAACAAATTCACCCTGAAACCCTACGCGGTCGGAGCGGCCGGCCCGTTCCCGACGTTCTGCTAGTCGGCGTCCGGGACACCGCACGAAACTACACGAACCACGAAAAAGGTAAGCCATGACACTCGCCACCGCCCAAACCGGATCCGTTCAGACGATCGCCTCGCTCGACGGGCTTTCCTGCAATCAGCAGATCCAGCCCGCGGGCAACACGGTCTGCAAGCCCTCGGCCACGTTGCCGGCAGCCAACCCCGGCACGCTGACCACGCGCACGAGCAGCACGCAAGGCGTCTTCACCTTCACGGCAGCCGCCAACATCCAGGGCACGGAGACGATCGCCCTGTTCTGGAACGGCGGGTACGTTTACGACGCGACGATCAACAGCTTCACCGGCTCGGCCGGCGCCGTGCTGACGGTGACCTTCACCGTACCGGGCGGTCAGACGGCCTTGCCGGCAGCCACCACGGCCGGCCAGATCGCCACCGCCCAGGACGTGACCAACTCGGTCTCGATCGTGGGCGCCGACGTGCAGCAACTGCTGGTCACCAGCACGCAACCCGGCCTGTGCGAGCTGCTCGACGCTACGCCGGCCCAACAGCGGCTCAGCGTCATCACCGTCGCCGGCGGCTTCGACAGTTGGGCCGGAGGGGGCTCGCAACCCTGGACCGATACGGTCGTGAAGGCCCGCATGTACAACAACAGCACTACCGCGGCCGTGATGACCGTGGCTGCCTTGCTGGCTTAATTAGTCCAGCCGCAACCCCGCCAAACGCCGCGGAAACGACCGCGGCGGACGAACCCGACAAACCGAACCGCAAATTAGTCCACATGAAAACCTTCAAAGACTCGAAAGACCGCACCTGGTCCCTGGAAGTCAACGTCGACACGATCGAGGAGATCAAGACGGCCACGCAGTGGAACGTCCTCGATCTGCTCGATCCCAAGAGCGACCTGGCCCAAATGGAAGCCAAGTACCCGCCTTTGCTGGGTCAACTGCTCTGGCCGGCCCTCAGCGACCAGGCCAAGACGAAGGAAGTGGACGAAAGGGAGTTCCGGCGTTCGGTCAACGGCGACGTGCTCAGCGCGGCCCGCGACATCCTCCTGGAGGAAATCATAAGTTTCTCCCCGAAGCACCTCCGGACAGTGGCCGCGGCGGTGCTTCAGAAGCAGAAGACGGTGAACGAAGCGGCCGCGGAACTGGCCCTGGTGAGACTGGACGATCCGGAGCTTCAGGCCCAAGTGATGGAGGCCCTGGAGACCAACCTGCGACGGGAGATGCAAGCGGCGATCGCCAAGCTCCGCGGCCCTGGGTCGGAACCGGAGGAACCTGGGGCGATTACATTCTCCGCCGCTGTTGGCACGCTGCCGGGCTCCTCGGATTCCCCGGACCTGGCCCGTACACCTGGCGACAACTCAGCCGGCTAGCGGCCGGCCGGTACGAACCGTATGCGGTTCTCGCGCAGATATGGGCCGGCAGCAAAACGAGCACGATTGATGACTTCAACCCTTACGTGATTTCCAAGCGAAAGGCCAAGTCCCAGCGGGGCAAGAAGGTCACCTTCGCCCAAGTCATGCCGCTGTTTCAGCAATGGGTGCCAGACGAGGGTAAAGGCAAATGAGCAGCACAGCCGGAGCAATCAAGGGAGGGATGGCCTACGTCCAAGCCTACCTCGACGATAACCCGGTAACGCAGGGACTGGCCAAGCTGCAGGGCAAGGTCAAGAAGTTCCAAGCCACCCTCTCCACGATGGCCGCGGGCACGATGGGCGGGGAACTCCCCGAGCCCTTCGGCGCCATCGCCCGCTTTGCCCAGTCGCCGGCCGGAGCCTTTGCCGCCTTGCTTGGCGCCGCCAAGTTCACCGCAGACGCCCGCGCGGAAATGCTGCGCATGAGCGAGACCGCTGGCGTGACCGTGGAGAAGTTCTCGGCCTATGCCTACGCGGCCCGTCGCGCCGGCCTTAGCAACGAGGCCCTGGCCAGCGGACTCAAGAAGCTCGAATCGAAAGAGTTTCAGACCGCCATGCAGGGCCTGGGCAAGAGCATCGGCGGCATGAAGGGACTCACGAGCGCCACCTTTGCCGCGATGGGCACGGGAGACGCTACCGACAGGCTGCGGCAGTTCATCAAGATCAGCGAGAACATGCCCACGGCCGAGAAGATCGGCCTGGCCAAGCGGCTCGGAATTTCCGAGCTACTGCCGCTGATCAACCAGGGCGTGGAATCGCTCGACGCCTTCACGGCCCGGGCCAAGGCCCTGGGCCTGGTGATGAGCGAGGAAGATGCCAGGGGAGGCCGCAAGTTCGCGGAGGCCTTCGGAGACTTGCAGGACGTGCTAAAAAGCGCCGTCGGGCAGATCGGCGGCGCCGTGGTCCCGCTGATCACCGGCCTGACCAACGTCATTATTCCCGTCGTGGCCGGCATCCGCGACTGGATCAAAACCCATAAATACCTCACCGTTGCCCTGTTTTTGGGAACCGGCGCGATTGTCGCCGGCGGCATTGCCCTCAAGGGCCTGGCGGTCATCACCGGCATCGCCAGCAAAGCGATCACCGTGCTGCAATGGGCGGTCAAGGGCGTCCAGGTGGCCTTCAGCGTCCTCAGCAGCGTCATAAGCTGGCTGCCGCTCTTGGCCAACCCTTGGGTTCTCGCCGGCCTGGCGATCGCCGGCGTGGTGATTTGGATTGCCAAGCTGGCCGGATCGTTCGACGGGCTGTCCGCCCTTTGGAAAGGTCTCTCCCAGGACTTCGCCGATTCCTTTGGAGCGATTGCCAACGCCCTCAGCAAGGGCGATATCCAGGGCGCCTGGAACGTGGTGACGGCGTTCTTGAAGACGGAGTGGGTCCGCGTTACCGAGTACTTGGCGCAGGCCTGGGCGAACTTCAGCGACTACTTCATGGGGATGCTGGACAAATACGCCCCCTGGGTCAGCACGGTTCTGCGGGCCATTGGCAAGGCATGGGACTGGATCTGCGATCATTGGGGCGAGGGGGTGAAGTGGTTCACGGGGGCCTGGAACACGCTCTGCGGCTTCCTGGAAAAGACCTTTGGAGCGACCGGGAAGTTCATCATCGGGCTGTGGGACAAGATCCTCGACAAAATCGCTGAGGCCGAATACAAGCGCGGCGGGGCCGGCGCCCACAAAGCCTACATGCCCAAGGAAGATGACGTCCGCAAGCTGCTCATGATGCCCAAGAGCGACCTCAACCAAAGCGGCGGTTTGACGCTGGAAGAGGCCAACAAGCGGATCGCGGAGATGAAGGCCAAAGGCGTGCAGTTCGACCATCACGCCGAAGATCTGCCCTTCGACGCCCGCAAGGAACGGGAGAAGGATGCCAGGGACCTGGCCGCCAAGGAGAAGGCCGAGTTTGAAGAGCGCAAGAAGCATCGGGCGATGGAAGCCGACGCCCGCTTGCAGGCTGCGCACCTCGAACTGAAAAAAGCCATCGACGCCGCCAATGCGCCGGGCCCGGCAGACGCCAAGAAGAAAGCGGCCGAGGATGGACTGAGCGCCAATCAGCAGAGCGCCGTCGCCGGCACGTTCTCCGGAGCGGTCGCGGCCATGATGGGCGGCGGGGGCAACCAGGCCATCAACCTCGCCCAAAAGCAGGTTGACCAGGGGTACGAGTCGATCGAGCTTCAGCGCAAGCACATCCAACTGATGGAAGAGCAGCGGGACAAGCTCCGCACGATCGATACGAACATGGCCAAGGCCGCGGAAATGACGTCGGGAGTCGTCTAATGCCGATCTTTCTACCACCGCCGATGCAGATTTTCGAGGACATGCCCGGCGCCCAGGCGACGGCCACGACGTTCTCGATCAATTACAACATTACCGGCGCCCCGGTCACCGGCAACCCGACGAACGATTACAACGCCGTCCGGGCCTTGCTGCTGGGCTACGTCCCGAAAACCAACGCGCCGCCGGGGGCGCTCTACGCCTGGCCGCGGCGGGGCATGGACCTGAAGGAAGCGGGCTACGGCTGCTGGAAGGCGACGATCCAATGGGCATCGCTCAATTACCAGTACGCTTTGAAAATCGGCGGCTCAAACCAACAGATCCGCTGTGACAAGAGTCTGACCAACATCTACAGCGACCCCGCGGCGCCGCCCGCGCAGTGGTCCGCTGGCGACGACGGCGTGCCGATTGGCTGGGACGGCCGCAGCGTCCACGGCTGCTCGATCTACGTCCCCACCCGAAGCTGGACGGAGACGGTCGAGATCCCCATCAGCCAATACAGCTTTGACTATGAAGATAAGGTGGACGGCGTCAACGAATCGCCGGTCAACCAGAACAGTTTCCGCGGCTACGACCCGGGCGAGGTCCTGTTCCACGGCATGCAGGTCCAACTCGACGCCAAGAACCCGGATTCGGTCATCGCGGTCTACGACTTCGAGCGGACGCCCAACCGCAGCACGGCCAATGGCAACGCCATCACCATCGACGGCATCAGCGGGATCGAAAAAGACGGCTGGGACTGGCTCGACGTCCATTACGCCCCCCAGGTCCCGACCGGCGCCATGCAGATCATACCCAAGGCCCAATACGTCTTGATCCACAAAGTTTACGATCGGTCGGACTTCAGCGATCTCAACATCGGGACCAGCGAGGCCCTGCCCATGTGGGGAGCTTCGTAGATGCCGGTCAATTTCCAACGCCTGAAGGCCGGCCAACCCTGGCGAATCAGCCAGGCCACGGCCGATGCCATCATCGGGGCTGCAGAGCAGTACGCCAAGCACGATCGCGATCCGGACCTGACACCGCCGCCGACTTACGACTTCATTGGCGACATCATCCAGGTCCGCAACGACAGCGGGGGAGACTTGCCGCGGTTCTCGGTCGCCGGGCTGAGCAACGGCGCCCTGATCACCGATACCCAGAACCTGATCGAGTTTCAGAACTACCCGCGGTTCTCGGCCTGCATCCCCGGCTTCCCGGAAGACTGCGGCAGCTTTTGCGTTCTGATCGAGCCCATCCCCTCGGACGCGATGGGCAAGGCCCTGGTCAGCGGCATCGTCCCCGTGATGATCAACCCGCTGCCGGACACGGCCCAACAGTTCATGTTCGCCGATATTACCGATGGCTACAGCAGCTACCTCACCGAACGCAACTGGGGAGCGGCCGAAGTGCTCTGGTACGACAGCAGCGCCACCGGGACCAGGTGGGCCATCGTCCGGCTTTGCCAGCCGGAGACCATCATCCGCTTTCAACTCACCGAAGACCTGTACGCCTGCAAGAAGGCCGGCGCCAACATCCTCGGCTTCAACCCGGACACGTCGCAATTTCCTGGCGGGGTGACCGAGATCCACGACCCCCTGGGCATGGTCAACGGCTGTCTCTTCGCCAATGACGACGATCCCTGCAACGTCTACGTGCCCGCGGGTTCGACCGGCCAGGCGAAGTATTACAAGGATTCGGCCTTCATGGAGGCAATCGCCTTCGGCCAGTTTTGCACGACGTGCCCGTCCGGATCGCCCAGCGGCAGTCCCAGCGGTTCACCGAGTGGAAGCCCCTCGGGATCGGGCAGCGGCAGTCCATCGGGGTCAGGGAGTGGAAGCCCGTCAGGAACGCCCAGCGGTTCACCCAGCGGCACGCCGTCAGGCGGGGGAAGCGGCTGCAACCCGTGCAGCGGAGTCGTCCCATCCGGTTGCTGCATACCGGCCTGCCCGACAGAGCCATCCAGCGGCACCAACGGCAACTGGACCTTGATCTGCGGCAGCGGCTCGGGCGTGCGATGGGGGCCGACCAATGATTGACACGGCGATCGTCGTAGGGACCTACGGCACGGCGCCGTACGTCCACCTGCAACTGGAGAGCTGGCGACGGTTCGCGGCCGATTGCCCTTTGATCGTTCACGACGACTCGTCTCCGGACCGGCCGCGGCTGGAAAACCTTTGCAACCGATATGGAGCGGAGTACTACAGTACGCCGCAACGCCTCGATCGGCTCTCAGCCGACGGCGGTCACCTGGTGGGTTACAACGGTGACCACGATTGCTACCCGGTCGGCGCCGACTTCGCCGCGCGGCACGGCTGCCGATGGCTGGTGAAAATCAGCCGCCGGTACGTGCTGACGCTACCCTGGCTGGAGCAACTCCGCACGCTGATCGCCGGCGAACCCTTCCCCGCCTGGTCAGGGTGGGACGAGGGGAGCGGATATGGCTTCGTGACCTTCCTGATCGCAATGGACGTCCAACGCTTGGCGCTGGCGATCGCGGAACTGCGGGACTTCGTCCAGGCCGGCCGGCACGCGCATCCCGAAACCTTTGTTCACGACTGCATCGAACGGGCGACGGCCGTCAAACGGCCGTCCTACCACGGCTCGCGAGACTGCGTAGGGCATTGGCCGCTGGCCACGATCGAGAGGGAGTGGTGGTGGCCACCGGACCGCGTCTGCCATCACGATCAATTCCGCAGCTACGCGGCCGTGGCCAGGGCCTGGGGGCTGGACTATACCGCGGAGGATTTCTATGTCGGGCCAGGCTGGTAGCAACCTGTGGATCGAGGATCGAAGGGACCGCTGCCTCGGCTGCCCCATTCTCGCACGGGATGGGCAACGCGTCTGGTGTCCGGCCTGGGACGACAACCACACGAACTGGCAGAACTGCCCCCAGTCGAAAAACGCCCGCTGGCAAGCCCGCGTGATTCGCGAGGAACCATCCTGCGGCAAGTGGCACGCCCAACCGCGGCCGTGCCCGGTTTGCGATGCATTCGACCCGATCCCCGGCCCGGAAGACAGGACCCGGCCGGAAGGCTGGTGGAAAGCCCCGGCCGAAGAGCAACGGCACCTGGCCGCGTTTGCCGAGGTCTGCCGCCTCGAGTACGAACCGTTGCAGAACCTTTGTAAGGACGGTATCGTCACATGTCTGTATGGTGATTCGCGCTTCTGGCCGCAAATCGTGGTGCAGGTGAAGCTGGCCAGGTCCCTGGGGATCCGCCTGCCCATTTTCGTCTTTCACGACGTGGACATCGGCCGGGAACTCGACGGCCTTTGCACCCTGGTCGACGTGCGGCGTTTCGGGCATGCCTTCCGGAAGTATGACCACTGGGCACTGAAAACCTTTGCAATTGCCCACTGCGGCCTGGCTCGCGTGCTGTTCCTAGATGGGGACGCCTACCTCGTGGCAGACCCGGCGCCGCTGTTCGCCCTGTTGGAGCAATACGCCTTCGTCTATTGGGAGAACCTGGAAGGGTTCAACGTGATGGACGAAGGGCTGATCGCCCCGCTGGGCATCGCCAGCATGCCGCGGCGGGTTCAGGGGGGCCACTACCTGATCGACCTTCGCAAAGCCTGGCGGGAGTTGATGGTCCAGATCCACTACAACAACCACGCCGACTTCTGGTGGCGCCGCAACACCAGCGATGACGAGGCCGGCTGGCGCATGACGCTGGGCTGCCTCGGCACCAAGCACCTTTGCATGGATTTCGACTGGCAGTACCCGGCCTTCATTTGCCGGCACGCCGGCACGCCCTACATCGTCCACCGCCCGCAGAGCAAGCTCTACGGCCACAAGCTCACCACGCCCTATCCCCACTTGCCCAGGGAAGGGGAAGTGATGGCCATCCTGCACGCGGACTATCCTCACAGCATTGCCGGCCCGCCCGAAACGCCGGCAGAACGCATCAGCCGGCGGCGCCACAAGCGGCGCCGCGTTCTCGGCCTTTCAGCCTAGCCGTCCTATGACGATCTGTTCGCCATCGCCCAGGCCACCGAGCACGTGCTCAGCTTGGAGATCACGCCGGCACAGGGACGGAAACGGACGCGACTGCCTCACCGACCGGAAGGGCAACAGGGATGGCCCGGCCGCGACGAATAAGCTCGTACCCCACCTCGCGAGCCAGGTGGAGCAGATCGGCGTCCAGCCAGGTCCGTAGGCCAGCGATCATCTCACCCGGATCGGGGGCGAAAAGGGACCTTTGGCCAGGGAGTGGGCGGTTTCGAGCCATATCAAAAGTATAGCCCAGCCCCGCCGGCCGGCCGGAAACGGGATTTTTGGCCCCCCGTTGACGTTTCCAGGGGCCAACGGCATAATAGGGGTGTTGTCTGACCTTCGGGCCAGACTCGGGTTCCCAGCCCGTTCCTGGGGGCGTAGCTCAATTGGTTAGAGTACCGGACTGTCGATCCGGCGAACTCTGACCGATTGAGCTACGCCCCACCCAGGAACTTCTTGGAAGTTCCCCAGATTGAACCACCGCGGCCGCGGCTTCGCGCGCCTATTTCCAGAAGGAGAAAGGAAGATGGTGGAAAGGAAGATGGAAGAGCAGGAATTCGAACTGCTGGAAAAGTGGCTTACGGTGCTGAACCGGCGGCTGGATCGGGAGCAGCGGCAGCGGATGCAGGATGCTTTTCGGGCGTGTCCGAACCAACTGGCCGAGGCCGAAACTCCCCGCACCAATAATCCGCTTCCGTGTGAGTAGTGGCGGGGTGAGTGCCACAACCCTCGTAATTCGGCGGGTAGCGGTTACAAAGCCCGTAG